AAGTCATTTTGGAGAGCGACAGCAATCCGAGCTATAAAAACTGTCTGTCAGACAGCCATAGCCACAATAGGCACGGCAAGCATCATGTCAGAAGTTAACTGGCCTATAGTATTGAGCGCAAGTGTTTTAGCGGGAATCCTGTCAGTTCTTACATCTATTGTTACAGGTCTGCCGGAGGTTGACGAATGAGACAGCTACGGAAAAATCGACAAGTTTTATATTATGCGAACTACCAAGGACAGAAACCAGTTTACGCCAAAGAGGATTCGGAATTACTCACAGAGAATAGCAAGAATCTTCTTACTGAAAACGGATTGAAGCTTATAGCAACGATCCCGATGACGATAGACGTAGACGGTGAGAAAGTCGTTGTAGTTGATGCTTACAAAGATGATTATTCCGTTCCGGCACTATTCAAGGCTAACATCAGCTTTGATTCAGGAGAAACCCGATTAGCTGAGTACGGCCTTAATCCAAGCAATTACAACGCTGTTATTTCTGCGGATAAGGGCAAGCTGCCTTTTGATGAGCGTACTTTGATTTGGTACGAATCCGAGTTGGAGTACGACGATGACGGGGATATAAAGCCTGAAACTGCGGATTACAGAGTAATCGCTATAAAGACTTCTTTAAACGAGGAAAGATTCATCCTCAAAAAGCGAGTTGATGATAAATGAGTAAAGTTATCAAGTTCAGCCTTGATCCTAATGAGATAGGCAGGGCGATAAAGGAACTTAAAGCCTATCGTGAAGAACTAAATAAGAAGATTGAACTGTTTGTTGATGAACTTCTTACAGAGGGCATTAAGGTAGCAAGCTTGCGAGTAGCAAGTACGCAAGGCGATAGCAAGCTGCCTGATGTGGTATATGACATAAACCCGCAAGGGGATATAGTCAAGGCTTCAATCTCGATAGTCGGTTCAGATGTTCTGTTCGTTGAGTTTGGTGCGGGTATCGCATACAACACAGGCGCACAGCATCCAAAAGCTGATGAGTTTGGTTACGGACCTGGCACTTATCCAAGTGAGCATCCACCAAACAGAGCTATTAATCCTGGCTATTGGTTCTATAGTGACCATGATTCCGTAGGAGATACGGTTAAAACAAGGTCAATAGGTACAGAAGCCACAATGCCAATATTCGGTGCGGCTGAAACAATGAGGAACCAAGTGATAGTAAAGGCATTGGAAATATTTAGGAGTTAGTTATGGATTTATTACAGATTGAGAGTATCGTGACAACACAACTTAAGGTCAGGGTTCCAAAGCTGACGGAACAGAAATTTCCGAAGATGTCTTTCACTAATGAGGTTTCGGACAAAGTTCCTGACTTCCCAAATGTCTATATTCACGACATAGGACAGAGCGAGGTTGGAAACGATATTCAGAATCAGACGATACACGCGATAAGAAGCACGATACAAATTGAGGTTTCTACCAACACTAACAAGGCAGATGCAAGGCTTGTAACTAACGCCTGCATACTTGCCTTAAAATCCCTGAGATATTCGGTGTCAACATTGCCCGTATATCAGAAGGACAATAACGTACATAGATTTGTGTTCCGAGTTAGACGAGTAATCGCTAACGGGGACACTTTTTAGTTTACAAGGAGGTAAAAGCAAATGGCAGTAGCTATTGATCTTAGCACAGCGGGCATCCGCGTTGGCTATGCTTTTGAAGCAACTAGCGGGGTTAAGCCTTCTAGTTTTACAAACCTTCCAAATCCTAAGTCAATACCTGACATGAATCCAGAGCCAAATGCTCTTGACATCACATCACTCAACGATACTGAGTGGAAGAGATACATGGAAGGTCTTAAGGATATGGGCGGTAGCCTTGGACTTACTTTCGGTATGTCACAGGCATTCTTCGACCTTTGGGAGACAATCTGCGATACAGATGATGCTAACAAGGCAACATCTAAGAGAACATGGCTTGTATTCTATGTTCCAGGTCTTTCAAAGTCATTCTTTATGCCAGTTGATCCGGCAAGAATCGGTATGCCGGCGGCAGAAGTTGATTCAGTTCTTGATGTAACTGTTAACGTACTTCCAATCGGTGCGCCGGTTTGGGATACCGCAGTTAATCCTACGGACGCTGCTTCAGCATAAATAAAACAGGCACAAACCAAATAATAAAGGGCAGATGGCTAGATTAGTGGTCATTCTGCCCTTATTTTTTTTAAAACGGAGGACGAAACCATGAGTAAATTCACAGTAAACGGAAAAACATATTTCACTAAGGAACTGACATTTGAATACCTTGTAGCACTTGACAAGAACGATATCAAGGTAACAAACGTGACGGGTATCGCGGCTGTTAACTGTTTCTTCATGTATTGTAGCGGTTTGTCTGAGGAAGAGGCATCTAAGGAAATCACAAACCATGTAATCAACGGCGGCAAGCTTGATGACATCATCGAAGCATATTCGGAGGCGCTTAACGAGTCGGGTTTTTTTCGCTCCCTTATGGAGCAAGCAGCGGAGAGACAAGAGAAAGTGGAACCGGCAGAAGAGAAGAGTCAGAAGAAAAGCAGAAAAGAGGCAGTTACCGAGTAAGGATATTTGAAACGTGGTGGCCTATATGCAGTCTGTACGGCATGACCGAGGAACAGTTCTGGCATAGCAACCCACGGATTATCCAAGTCTGGGAAAAGGCTTACAGATTCAAAGTCAACACCCTTAATGACCAGATATTCAGATGGGTGGGCGAGTACGGAATCAGCGCATTGATGTTCTCGATAGATCACACGATGAACGGACGCAAGGCAAAGACGAAGTACGTCAACAAGCCTATTCAGATGTTTGAACTTACGGAAGAGGAAAAGAAAGAAGCTCAGAAGAAGGAACTTGAGAAGTTCTTATCGTGGGCGAATAGAGCAGAAAAGAAATATGCGAAGAAAGGAGAATAGCGTTGGCAGAGCAGACTATAGACAAATTACAAGTCGAAGTTGAAGCGTCAGCCAAAGGGACTACTGCGGTCTTTGCGAAGCTTGAGGGACAGCTTGCAACCTTGCAGAAAGCTTTAAGTGCCATTGACACATCTAAGCTTGAAGCGGTTGGTAAGGCAACTAATTCCGCTCGACCTAAGATTGATACAAGCGGTATTTCAAAAGCTCAGAGAGACATCGCATCTAGTGTAGCCAAGATTCAGCAATCCCTAGCAGGACTCGGTGCTTATGCTAATGCCGCTATGGGTGGTGACAAATCCGCATTTCACTCTTATGAGCGTGGAGCCACAAGACTTCAAAGTACGATTGATGTCCTTAAGTCAAAGTTTGAGCAGTTAGGAAACACAAGTATTCCTACAGAAGCTTTCCAAAAGCTTGACAGGGAAATCGAGAATACAAAGAGTCAGCTTGACGGATTAGAAGCCAAACTCAAAAAGGGTACTGACTCAGGAGGCAAAGCTTTATCAGGTCAGGAAATGGCTGAACTAAAACAGGCGGCGCAAGAAGCAAGTGACAAGATAACTGAGTTGCAGAACAAGCAACGTGCTTTAGCTAATGAGGGCAAGGCAACTTATGATCCATTTGCCCCGTACAAAGAAGCATTGTCGCAAGTCGATGAAAAACTGCAAGCGACAACTCAGAAAGTCAGAGAAGCTTATGCGGCGATGAACGAAACCCCCGCGGTAGATACTAGCGGCATAGAGGAAGTTGAGAAGTCGGCGGGCAGAGCAAGGACATCTCTCATTAGTTTATTCGGCGGTGCAGTAAAGAACGCCCTTGACAGCCTGTTAGGTTTACTCAAGAGAGTAAGCAGCGCACTTACAGGCATTGGCAAGAACGCTGACGGATTTTTTAACAAAGGCTTTATGCGAATCCTCAAGTATGGATTCGGTATCAGAAGTATATATGTGCTTTTTAGACGCTTGAGGAAAGCCGTAACTGAATCTTTCGGAGAGTTACAGAACAGCGGTGCTTTCTTTGAAACCACAAGAGCGAATGTGGAAGCTTTAAAGTCAGCTTTATCGACTTTGAAATTTCAGTTTGGTGCGGCGTTTGAACCGATATTCAATGCGGTTGCTCCGGCACTTGAGACATTTGTTAACTACCTCATAACGGTTATGAATGTCATTTCGGCATTTATGGCGAAGTTAACGGGCAAGTCAACATACTCCAAGGTGTCAGCTACATTCGGAAAGGTAGCATCAGGAGCAGGCGGTGCAGGTAAAGCGGTTAAAGACCTTAATAAACAGCTTCAAGGATTTGACGAACTGAACAACCTTTCGGGTGACAATCCGAGCGGTGGCGGTGGCGGCGGTGGTGGCGGCGCAAGTGAAGGCGGTGCTGAATACGTTGAGGCATCAGTTGAAAGCGTACTGGGTGATTTCGGTACACGATTAGCTGACATGATCCGCGCGGGAGATTGGAGAGGTGTTGGACAGGCAATATCCGATAAACTCTCAGAAGCTATGGAGTCGATACGGTGGAACGATGTATTTGACAAGGCAAGAAACTTCGGACACAACCTTGCGGAGTTCCTTAACGGCTTAATAAATCCGAGGTTATTTGAGAACATCGGAAGAACGATAGGCAACTTAATAATGACCGGCCTTATATTCTTTGATGAATGGGGCAAGACAATGGATTGGGAGAATGTCGGAAATTCCCTTGCGGAAGGCTTTAATGCTTTCATCAAGACAGGATGGATAGGGCAGCTAGGCGAGACATTACATACATGGATAGCAGGAGGCTTAGTTGCTTTAACAAAGTTCTTTGAAGATGCAGACTTTGAGGAATTGGGAAATCAGATCGCTGAGTTTATAGGCAATTTAGATATTCCTGATTTAGCGGTGAAATTAGTCAAGTTAGCCAAGTCAATACTTCTAGCACTTGCAGACGCAATTAAAGGTCTTTGGAATAACGGCGATGTTACAACAAGACTTGGATTGGCAATCGTAGGTATAATCGGTTTTGCAAAGCTCACAGGACTAGCAGGCGTTATAGGCGGTCTGATTTCATCAGGATTATCCGGCTCAACAATAACAGCGAGTGCGGCGGGAGCATCACTTAAACTGACAGGCTTAAAAGCAATCACAGGATTAGCACTTACTGTTGGTGGAACAATCATTCCTGCATTTAGTTTAGGTGATAACACCTTAGAAGATATTGTATTTGACCTTTTCGGCGGTGTTGGAACTTATGCCGGACTAAGGCTTTTAGGTGTTAGCCCAAGCATGGCTATCAAGATTACGCTTGCGAAAGTTACATGGGATGTAGCTTTTGACCTTGGACGTTCACTCTTTGCGGCCCTTTCTGATGCATGGGGCGATTCGGAAATGGCTGACTACTACCGCAATTTCTCATGGGCAAATTTCTTCCCAGACCTTTTTGAAGCGGCTAAAACAGGAAATCTGTCTAAGGGCTTAAAGTCCATGTTTACGGGACCTGCTGATTCAATCGGAAACACAGCCTCAGAATATGCAACAGTTAATCCTGATGCACTTGAAAAGGCTAAAGAGTTCAGGCAAATCGTTGATGAAATCAAGGAAAGTCTTAATAATCCATTTGGCGATAAGAATACAAGTGATTTTGGAACAAGTATTCTCAACGCATGGCAAGCATTCTCAGGATCAGTTGAAGAGTCAAGCGAAGCATTCAGCAAACTCGGCGTAAATGCCAAGACCGCAACCAAGACCATAAAGGATGCGACAACCGGCACGAAGAAATACGGAACAGCTAGTTCAAAAGCGAGTACGGAAGTCAAGACAAGCCTTGACAGCATACCAAGTACCGTTTCAGCGATGGTAACATCCGTTTCCACGGGAATTGAAATGAGCATGAAGAGTATGCCGACTACAGTGCAGAGTTATGCGGATAATGCATGGCGAAGAGTCAAGGACGCATTTAGCGAAACATCTTCGTGGTCGAGAGAGAAGTCGGGCGAGGTCAGCGGTGGATTCAGCGATCTTCCGTCAAAGATATTAGCAACATTCAGAACAGCTTATCGAGATGGAACAAATGAGTTCAGCGGAGCTAGTAAATGGGCTACAGGCAAATCAGGCGAAGTCGTAAACGGCTTTAGCGGAATGCCGGAAGATATAAAGACGAAGTTCAATAGTGCGTACACGAAAGGTACATCGCAGTTCAACAACACAAAAACGTGGATTGACGGAGTTGTAACGACTATCAAGAAATCTGCGGCATATGTACCTACAGACTTCAACAACATATTTGATTTGGCGAGAAACAATGCGACAAAGCAGATGCAAGCTTTCGGAACATGGTTCAGTAGTCAGAAATATGAGAAAGAAGCGAGTGTAACTGTAAAGACTCCGGCAAAGGACAAAATACAGAGTGCATGGAACGAAGTCAAGGCAATATGGAAAGACATAGACGCAAGCCTTACATTTGAGGCAAGCGGAAGTAACAGCTTCAACGTTAACGAAGCAGTAGACTCGTTGAATGATGTCATTCATGAATTTAACTATCAGGCATCCTTGGCTGTCGGAAAAATGGTGGCTAGTGGCGCAAAGATGAAGTTCGTTCCTATTCCTGATATCGGATATAGGGCTGCGCAGGGCGGTATTGTCACTCAGCCTACGGGAGTTTTAGTCGGTGATGCGGGTCCTGAAGCGTTAGTTCCATTAGAGAACAACCTTGGATGGCTTCACAAGATGGCAAACATGATCGTTGGTGAGATGACAACCCCAAGTGCAATTCAGACAGCAGCTTACAACGGCATATCGCATACACCTACGATGGAATCATCAGTTGCGCAACAGAACGCATTACTGCAAGAACAGAATATGCTCTTAAGGCAGATTGCAAGCAAGGATTATACAATCGGCACTAAGCAAGTGTTTGATGCAGTTAGAGATGAAGCTAATAACTACTACAACAGAACGGGCAATAGTCCGTTTTTTGATTGATTAAAGGAGGGATAGGACATGGCATTTAATGGATATCTGATAAAAGTCGGAAACTATACTATCCCTCTGACTTTTATGAAGTTGGAGTCATATAAATCTATGCCAAACCAAAGGCAGGATTTGGATAGTTACCGCGATGCAGACGGATATCTGCATAGAACGGTATTGCCACACACGGCAACAAAGCTTGAATTTGAAACCCCATATCTGTTCAGGTCACAGATGCAGAGTCTTATTCAGGGCATAAGGATTAACTTTACATCCGAGATAGCACGGCAATGTGAAGTGACTTACTACGATGAAGAGACAGACAGCTATAAGACGGGAACATTTTATATGCCAGGAACGATGGAGTATCAGGTTTACAACAGAGATATATACGCACCTACAAGGTTCGCGTTTATTGAGTATTAAAGGAGGTAACGAGAATGTCAGACGGAACAAAATTATCACAACTGCCTTCGGCGCAAAATCTCGCAGATACAGACCTTATGTATGCTGTTGAGGGTGGCACTTCGTCAAAGGCAACCGTAGAATATTTAAGAAACGTTTTTGTGGGTGCAGAAACGACAGCTAGAGAAGCCGCTGATACGGCTCTTGGTGGAAGAATTGACGGTAAGCAGGATGCACTCACTTTTGATAATGCTCCGACAGAAAACAGCAATAATCCTGTTAAGAGCGGCGGCATTTACACGGCACTTGCAGACAAAGCAAACACTAGCGATCTTGCGGCAGTAGCAACATCAGGCGCATATAGTGACCTTACGGGAACACCTACAATCCCAACTGTCGAGGCTAACCCAAGTAGCACGGCTACAGATACGCTGACCAAGATTGAAATTGACAGCACAGTATATAGCATATCAGGCGGTGGAGAAGAAATCACAGGCGAAGCGTCAGGAGCAGTCGCAAGTTTCAGCGATGGAGCAGACAACGTAGCGGTGAAGTCGTTGGTTGTAGGGATAGAGCCAGTACAGAGCGGTAGTGGAGACCCATCGCCAAGCAATATCCGTCCAATCAGCGGATGGAGTAGCGTGAATGTGAATGTTGATGGGAAGAATTTGTTTGATAATGCTAATTTGGAAATCGGTAATTATGACATTAATGGCAATAAATCCGCAAATCCAAATACATTAAGAACAATTAATTATATTCCAATTAAAAACGGCACTAAATATATTATAAACTCAACGTGGAGCAGTGGCGGTTCGTACAATGGTGATATATTTGAGTATGATATAAACAAAAACTTTTTAAGACGTTCATTTTGGGGTCAAACCTCAAAGACAAAGAATTTTGGTAATGATGTTTATTATATTAATCTCACAACTCGACAAGAATACGGCACTACGCCAAAAAATGATATTTATATTTTAGCTGGTGAAACTGACAGCGGATATGTTGCTTACGACACCAACAGCCACGTTGTTCCCATATCATGGCAAACCGAAGCTGGTACGGTTTACGGTGGTGAGCTTAATGTCACGACTGGGGAGTTGACCGTGGATAGGGCGAGTGTGGATTTAACAACATTAAACTGGGAATTTAGAACTGTGAACAATGTTCAAAGATTATGTAGTAACACGATAAGCAACATTGAAACACCAAACACAGATGCTTATGTTCCGAAAATTATCGCATCGTGCTATCAGAAATCCCCAATTTCCAATATAGGTGATACTGATGGAAGAATAGGTATAGGCTCTTCTCAATATAGTTATGGAAAACGATTGATTGTAAACGACTCTCGAATTACACAAATTAGTGATGTTGAAACAGTATTGGCTAATCAAACGGCTGTTTATAATCTCGCAACCCCAACAACTGTTCAGCTTACTCCAACCGAAGTCAAAACTCTTCTCGGCAACAACAATATTTGGGCTGATTCGGGGGACTCAGATGTTGTCTACGTCAGAGACTTAAACCTTGCCTTCAACGAGTTATGGAACAAGGTCAACAGCTAAACGAGGTGATTTGCCATGACATTACAGGAATACAATGATTTATTTAAACAGCCGTTGATGAAGAAAATGACCATCACGGCAAGCGGTGGGAATACCATCACTAACACGAACATTGTGTCCGAGAGTATGTCACTTGAATCGTCTTTATGTAGCGAAAATGAATTGAGGTACGGCGCTTGTGAAGCGTCGTGCTTCAAGATTCGCATTGCAGACTTGAATCATGACTTCACGGGTGAATGGCTGACAGTTGTTATGGATATTGTGACCGATAGTGACGGATATCTCTTACTTCAAGACGGTACATATTTCCTGACAGAAGAGGGCGAAAAGCTGATGCTTGGTGACACGGAACCTGGCTCGACATCAGTTACGCTTGGACGATTTAAGGTTAAATCCGATAAGCCGGCAAATGATCGTAGATGGCGAGACTTGACTTGCTATGATGCGATGCACGACTTACTTACGGCAGATGTCGCTTCGTGGTATGCAGCTTTGACATTCCCGATGACTATCAAGAATCTGAGGGACAGCCTATTCACCGCAGTTGGAATTACTCAAGAGACACAAGTTTTAACTAACGACAGCTTTGTTGTCAATGGCGGGTTCACGGTTAACGGAACTCTTGCCGCTAAAGATGTTATAACCGCTATTTGCGAGATGAATGCTGTGTTCGGACACATCAACGCAAGTGGCAAATTTGAATATGTAGATATAACCGCCGCTCCGACACTTACACTTGATTATTATGTCGATGGTAGCGGAAAGTACGAAGATTATCAGACAGACACCATAACGGGCGTTGTGGCGCGTGGTGTGGCTACAGATGTTGGAACAAGTGTAGGAACTACAGCTAATCAGTACGTAATCATGAACAATCCGCTTGTCTACGGAAGTGAGGGTGAGCAATCCCTTATTTCGGCGCTGACAAATATCCTTGCCATAATCAGTTCTGTTAGATTCAGACCATTTGAGGTTCAGACCTACGGCAATCCGATGTTACCGCTCGGAACCCGCATAACCATAGTCACAAGAGACATGACTATCGTTTCTAATGTGATTAACAAGAACATGACGGGAATCCAAGGATTAAAGGACAGGATTTCTGCACTAAGCGGTCAGCATCAGCCTACAGAAGTCAACAGCATGAAGAGTGACATCAAGAGGACTAAGGGCAAGACGCATGAACTTGAGGTCAGCGTTAACGGACTCACAAGCCGCACAACAGCCATTGAGACTTCGTTACAGGATGACTATAGCACGACAGTTCAGACACAAGGACTTATTCAGGCATCCGCGACTTCGATATTAGGTCAGGTCAGCAGTACATATGTTACGCAGACGGATTATGCGGCAGAGGTTCAGAACTTACAAGACCAGATTGACGGACGAGTTAATCAGTACACGGGTAGTGCCGTGCCGACATTAAGCAATTATCCGGCAAGCAGTTGGAGTACAACCGCAGAGAAGAGACAGCATATTGGTGACTTATACTTAGTTGACGAACAAGGCGGCACTTATGCCGGACGATACTTTAGATTTAACTACAATCAGACTACTCAGGTATTTGAGTGGGTTCTGCTTGAGGACACCGATGTTACAAGAGCTTTAGCCGAGGCTGAATTAGCTAATCAGAAAGCAGATGCGGCACAGGCTCAGTTAGATGCATTGGAGCTGAACATTCAGAACAACTATAGCAACACAACTCAGATGAACAGCGCGATCGCGTTATCGGAGAAAGGCATTGAGTCCACAGTTAGCGAAGCACAGAGCAAATATGCTTTGAGACAGGACGTACACGTTGATTACTTCGGCTATGGAAACCCTACGTCTAAATACCCGCCTGCGGATAACAACAACAAGGTATACTTCGATAACGGCGATGGTTACTATTGGACTTGTAACGGAGTTGCTTGGGTTCAAAATCAAATCCAAATGTCGCTGATAACTTCAAATCTTAACTCACGAATTAGTCAGACCAATGACCAAATCGTTCTTAAGGTTGACAACAACGGTAACATCGTAAAGGTTGCACTCGGAACATCAGCAAGCGGTGGAACTGTATTTAAGGTCGGCGCAGACAACATTTCGCTGATTGCTAATGGCGTTATGAACCTGACATCAAACAACCTTGTCATCGACAGTACGAACTTTAGGGTTTCGGCTGCGGGACAGATTGAAGCTAAGTCGGGCAAGATTGCGGGATTCTCTTTTGGTGCGCCACTTCTTTATAGTGACTATATAAGCGGTCAAGACCAATACAGAGTAAACATTAGATCAATACAAGATGGCGATGATGAGAATCAGGACGCATTTTACATCAGGGTTTCGCACAATGGCGGTCAATCCTTTACATATCCGCTTGAGATTAACTACAAAGGACAGCTAAAGGCTACAGACGCTATTATTTCAGGAACTGTTAATGCCAATGCCGGAAGTATCGGTGGGTGGAATATAACTGCATCAGACATCAGATACACGAACAGTTCAGATGAAACAGTTATCTTTGCAAACGGTTCAAACTCCGTAGGCGATGTACTTGTTGTTAGAACAGAAAATCCGACAGCATATCCATTTTGGATAAGAGCAGATGGAAGTTTCCATGCTGAAAAGGGTGATATTGCGGGATGGGCTGTCGATGTAGATAGCCTGACAGCTACAAACAGCAACTATAGAGCTATTATTAAAGTGCCATACCAAGGGGGCAATACATCGTCAGTAGTTTTCGGTGTTCAGACGTACCTAAATAGTCAATGGCAATATTATTGGTACGTTACTACACAAGGACGTATGTTTAACGCAGGCACTACGCAGCTTAATGGTGCGGTTTATGTTGGAACTGGTATCGACTTAGGAACCCTGAACACAAGTCAGTTGCCATATGTGGATTTCCACTATAACGATACTACATCAACGGACTTTACCTACAGAGTGATTCAGCGTGGTACAGATATGCTTGATTTCATCGGACATAACTCATCCACTTGGGGTACTCTCAGAGGCGGTTCGTTCTCAGTTCAGTCATCCAAGTACGTCAAGACTAATGTTATTGATATCACCAATGAAGAAGCTGAAAAGATACTAGACTTACGACCAGTAAGTTTCGACTATAAATATGGCGGTGCAAAGAATCAGCGAGGACTTATCGCGGAAGAGGTTGAGGAAATATATCCTGAGATGGTGACTATCCCAGAGGGATATGAGACTTTTGATCCCGAAGAACCTTGGAACGCACCAAGCATTGATTACGCTAAGTTTGTTCCGTATATAATCAAGATGATTCAGATACAACAGGAACAGATTGACGAGTTAAAGAACAGATAAACGGAGGATAACGGAAGATGGAAAAGCCATTTGTCATTGCAAATAAAGAAATGAGAGAAAGAATAACTAAGGCGGTTAATGAATCTATCGAGGAAATTCCGGCAGAGATAATTGCTGACTTTCTTGAAAAAATTGCGGGCAGCTTAAGAGTAATCGCAGAAAGACAGTACGAAGAAGCTTCAAAAGTTTATGAGGCTGAATCTGATGAAAAAAATGCGGATATTGATCGCTTTAACAACCCAATAGTCAACTCGGAACCTACAACTGAATAGCAACCATGAACGAGGCATCCTTCGGGGTGCCTTTATTTTTTCAGAAAGAAGGTGAGAAATTGAACTACGCGAAAACTGTAATAGAAGTAGCAAAAGAAGAACTTGGGTATTTGGAAAAGAAGTCACCAGAGTATGAGGACGATAAAACTGCTAATGCAGGATATAATAATTACACGAAGTATGGTCGTGACTTGGTTAAATGGGTTGGTTGGCCTTATAGCGATGGCGTTTATTGGTGTGACAGTTTTGTCGATTGGATTTTTATTAAGGCTTATGGCCTTATTGAAGCTAAAAAACTGTTAGGCGGTTGGAGTGCTTATTGTCCGACTTCGGCTAAATATTTTATGAACCGAGGACAGTACCATCGGAGTGATCCGCATCCAGGCGATGTCATATACTTTTTAGACAAATACGGCGAACAAGGTCATACAGGGCTTGTTATTGAAGTTGATTCTAAGTATGTTTATACGATTGAGGGGAACACTTCGGGCAACGCAGGCGTTATTGACAATGGAGGCGGTGTCCATAAGAAGTCATATAGTCTGAACAATAGCAAAATTGATGGCTACGGCAGACCTAACTATGATGAGGAAATTGTCGAGCCAAACTTAGTTGTTGACGGACTTGACTATTCGCTTGTATATGAGTACGACTTCTATATCAACAAATATCCTGACATCAAGGAGTTTTACGGCACTAAAGATAAGGTCGGTGTGTTTAATCACTTCCTTAATCACGGCATGAAAGAGGCTCGTCAGGCGAAAGAGAACTTCATCCTTGGCATCTACAAGTCAAATTATGAGGACTTAAGGAAAGCTTTTGGCGAGGATCTACCGAAATACTACAAGCATTACATCACAAATGGCTATCGTGAGAAGCGTGTCGCTGATTATCACATCAATCCGATATCGACTTATGATGGCATCGACTATTCGCTTGTCTACGATGGAAAGTATTATAGGAACGCGTACAAGGACTTACAAGAGGCTTTCGGCGGCAACTATGATAAATATATCGCCCACTTCGTTAAGAACGGCATGAGGGAGCATAGACAGGCTATAGCGACATTTAATGTTGACTACTACAAGGCTAACTATGAGGACTTACGCAAGGCTTACGGAAATGATATGCCAATGTACTACAAGCACTACATCATTTGGGGGCATAAGGAGAAACGTGTAGCCGACAAACTGATTAAGCCAGTTGAGGAATACTATGCATATAAGGACGGTGATTCTTTAGTCAGGATCGCCGAACAG